CAGACACTAGCATGGGTTTTATTTTTTTTAAAAATGAACTGATTTTATCTAATATATTTTTCGTATATTTAGGGGTGTCTATATCAGGTTCAGTGTCGCATCTTTCAAGTAGACATTGTAGTTCATGTGTATTGTTTGCATCGGTATCCGCGTCCGCGTCCACATCCGCATACACATCCGCGTTTATAATATCATCATTTTTCTTTGGATTGTTTTTATCTGTTGCACCGAATCTATAAAAAAAAGGACATTTATCTCGAATACTTTTTAATGCAGTAAACATAGGTAAATAATAGTTGTTGAACTGATTAAAATACTAAACTTTTGAATAGTAATTGATATACAATAATTAATATATATTATCAAATACTATTTAAACTTGTTATTATCAAATTATTATTTGGTGGCTGTTTTGTATTAGTGTATTAACTCGATAAATTGTTTCAGATTCAGAAAAACTTTTTTCATGATAAGACCCATTATATTTTCCATATAAATAGGCAATGAATGACTTAACTCCAATTTAAAAATATAACTAATATTTATTTTATGGTATGATTCAAAATTCACTACCATAGATGATATCGTATTTATAATTTTGTCATAGTTTTTTAACTCTTCGGGGTTCGGATAATCGACATCCACACAATTATATGTCTTTTTATTTGGTTCACAAATTTCTGTAACCCTTACATACATATATTTTGGCTTAATCCCTAAATCAGTTGAAAATGGTTTAAAAAGGAAAAGAACATTTACTTCGTTTACATTTTTATTTTCTGATCCTGATGAAAGCGTATTGGATGCCATACTATGCATTTCAATTTTATCAAAGTTGTCTTTATTCAATGTAAACATCAAGTTATATATGTCTAAATTTATCATAGTATACAAGTTCACGTTGCTATTCTCTGCTAAAAATTGCAATAAGTAAATATTATTGTTTTTTTCACGTTTTAGATGCATTTTTTCCTTAAAACAAATAGTCTTAAAGTTATATTGCGAGTTATCATTCATCTTTTAATTGATTTGATTGGTAAGCAGTCTATAATTATTATTACTATGTATTTATGTATATTTTATGAGTTATAATTATTTTGATATTTAATCTTATTTCGCCGATGTGTCAACACAATAATCTTTCAACATTCTTAATAAGATTTACTTTGTCCAATACTTCTTCTACATTTGATTTATGCTTTTCCATAAAATATTGTGGATTTTTTAAAACACGCCCAATAGTAATTATATCCATATTTATGTTACCGGTTAATTTGATAGAATAGTTAGGAAAATAATCTTCTATTTTTTTACACCCCCAATAAAGGGGTATCGTATCATAAAGAAGTGGATTAACTATTTTTTCAGTAAAATAGTGGTCATGAGATGTATTTTCGATTGCAATCGTAAACATATAGTTTTCACACATTTCTGCCATAGATTTAAAATCGCCATATATGTTATTGTTTTCGGGGAAACGTTGTGTATATATTTTTGTGCCATTGCCCCATATATCAATTGGTAGTTTATGTTTCAGTATATAACTTACAAGTTCGTGACGATATTTGTGACCTGGCGTATATAACTTATGTGAAACCATGATTGACATTACTTTTGTTTTTTTATTCAAAACCTTACTACCAATGCCACCGCCACCGCCAATATTTTTAGGTATTTCATGAAACAGAAATCCGTGGTGTCCGATAAATGGGGGTGATGGCAGCGCATTTACACTACCGATAAAATATTTTCCTATATTATTTACGGCATATTCAATAAAGTTATTATAATATAGTCGCAAGTATGAATTGTTGGGTGGTTCGTGTGCAAAACCAATAACACACTCTTTTTCAACATGAAGACTTCCTGGAACAGGGCAGTTTAATAAAAATACATGTGTATATGTTTCGGTAGTTGTAATATATATTTTTTTTGTTTTACCATAGTAGTCGAGTTTTTTATAAAGACACATTCGTTCGTAGGTTTGTTTGCATGATTCTGATGTGCAAAAGTCACTGAAGAATCGTATTCTTATATATTTCTTCTTTAAATCGGCAATAATATTTTTAAAATATTCGCTATCATAGCATGTATTATAATGATTGATTTGGTATGGCGTTTTGTGTATTAACGTGACTTGATTTATATTATAGAATATCGCTTCGTATATACTTAACTGAAGCCATAATTGGTTTATATAGAATTGTGTTATTTTGTCCGGGTCTATGTCTATCTCTATCTCTGTCTCTGTCTCTGTCTCTGTATTGGTTTTGGGTTGTTGTGGTTGTATATATCGCAAAACATCTCTTTTAAAAATAACACTACTATTTATAAATGGGTTTACTTTAAAAAGATTATAATTGTATAGCCCGTTAATCGGTATTTCGGGTTCTGGACCAGATTCATATCTACTTTTTGTCCCAATTACATCTATTCTTGGGAACTCTTTTAGTTTTGCAGCTTGAAGTTCTAGTTTGTTTGGTTCCCATATGTCGTTTACATCTAATATTCCAATATAGTTATAAACTGCCTCATTGTTTACCATATGCACTAACGTTTGAATATACGTTTTAAACTCCTCTCCGTAACTTTTTACTTCGATTCGCTTGTCTTCAAATATGAACGCGGGCGTAGGTGTTGGTGTAGGTGTAGGTGTTGGTGTTGGCTTATTATAAAATACGATTTTTAATTCCCAATCCTGAAATGTTTGATTTATTACGGATTGAACACATGATGATAATGATTCTAATTGTGTTTCATTAGTTGCGTTACGTATAAGACATATGATAGATATCATTTATAGATGTATTTTGGGGTTTGTGTTTTGTGTAAAAATATATATAATAAAAATATATTTTGATATCTTTATTATATTTTGTTGTATTTTAAATTAAATATCTAAACTAATCGTATTCTTTTCAGATTTAGGTTTGCGCTTTGTTCTGCTTGGCATGTTATCATTTTGCAAGTCTTTTAACTCGGAAATACTAATCGTGCTTCCTTTTTCTTCGGCATTGCTTGCGCCACCAAACAACGACATGTCATTACCAGTGCTGCCGCTGCCACTTCCAGGAATATTTATACTTTTGGTTTTAAGTCCAGAAAGAATATTACTAATATCACTTGGTCCTCTCATTTCAGGACGCGGGTTTTGCGGATTAGGAGGTGGTGCTCCACGCATCGACTTGTTTGCAAATGCATTTACAAAATTGTCTGTCAGATTTACACCTTCATTCATTCCTCCTCTACCAAAATTCAAATCAGGACGATTCGAAATGTCACCTTCTCTTCTTGGAGGTGGAACTGAGTTGGGACCTTTTGTAGCAACAGGCGCGGGTGGTGGACGCTGGTTATTGAAGTTGCTCGACATTGGCGGGGGTGCTGCCATACCGCCACCTCCTCCTCCACCTCCACCCATCATGTCTCCCATAAAGTTCCCAAAATTGGGCGATGATTGTGACATAGTATTCACCGCCGCTTGCGTGAATTGTTTCATAAGTTCGGGATTTTGGCGCATAATATCGTCCATACCAGGCATGGCGGATTTGAACATCGTATTTGTCATATGAAGCATGATTGCGCTTCCACCCAACTGAAAAAGAAGTTTCAATTCAGGCGCCATCTTTGCCTTCGACTTGTATTTCTCATGCAGTTCCCCAAAAATCTCATCGTAGTCGTCAACATTTTCATTGATCTGCTCTGACCATCCATCCAACTTCAAATCAAAAGGGTCGAACTTATTATTCAAAAATTCTATACCAGTAATTGCAGTCATCAGCAATTTTTGTTGAAACTTAATACTATTCTTCTTCTCGCGTTCCTCAACATGTGTTTCGTATTCACCCTTCATTTCAAGTAGTGACGACTCCATGCTGTATTTCTTACTAAGACGAACACCCTTCGTTTCAAGTTCTTCCAACTTTTGTAACATTTTAAATTTTTCGCGCAATAATTCTTCTTTCGACATTTGTGGCGTTGCGTCCACATTTGCATCAGGATTTAGTGGAATATTGCTAAACTTACCAAACCCATCCCATGTTTTATTATCATTGTCTGTATTCGCAGTAGATGCACCAACATTGCTGCCGCTGATATTATTATATTTTGCTTCAGAATATCCGCCATCGCTGGCATCATCGTCGTTGTAATTGCTCAGTTTTATGCCCCCGCTGCCTGCAGTCGCACTTGCACTACTGCTTCCAAAAAAATCAGATTTGAAATTCTTTGATATTTTTTTTACACCACCACCTCCACCAATAGCGTCCGACAAATCATTCAACTCATCTTCCAATTCATTCAGGTCATCCAAATCAATATTGTCACCACCTCCGCCGCCACTTTTATTACCGGTTTTCAATTTGTCATTCATAAGCAACTCAAGGCCTCCACCGAAGTTCACGGATTTGGTTCCACTGCTGCCACCTCCACCGCCGCCGCGACTACTTTTATTACTAAAGCCATTATCTAAATCAGATAAATTTCCAAGGTCAATCACTTCTTCCATAATGTTGTATTATCAATAATAATAATCTATAATTTTAATTTTAAGTTTGTGCGCATTATAAATATATATTTGTGAAACTATATTAATCATACTATCTTTATCATATTTTTGATAGTAAGATAATATATTCCTTGTAAAAAGCAATCTGCAAGATCGTCTTTTTTTTTATTTTTGTTCAGATACCCTTTAAAATCGACAAATTCTTCTTTTGTTTCTAAAAGTTCGGCAGTTATTTCAACACTTTCTGCTTTTCGTTCGGTATATGTTGTTTTCTTTTTTGTCATAAACATTTTTAGTTTATTTGATGCTGAGATGAATTCAATATGGGGTGTATGTTTCATTATAAAATATTGTGCAATCATTCCTTGCAATGTTTTCATCCGGCTTGCAATCGTGCTAATTTGGTTTTCAATAATTGCGATGTCGATGTCTATCTTGATACCCAGCCCTCCCATTCCTAAAACCTTGTCAAGCTCTTGCATCATATTTTTACCGATAGTTATTAAATCAACATCCATTGCTTTGACATTTTCTACATGTTCTAAATAGTTTGCATGTAGTTCTTGTTTTATCATATTGATTAGGTCATCTTTTGTATTTGAGTTTGGTTTTTTTGTCTTTGTATTTACTATTTTATTTATGTGTTTCTCTCCTTTCTCTCCTTTCTCATCGATAATAATAGACAAAGAAGCTAAATGTTCTACAGGGGATACCGCAAAGTTATACTTCACGATTAGTTCTTTGATGTCTACTAATTTCATTTTTCTTATTTTTTTGATATCTAATTCAGATGATGGAATCTTATACTTTGATAATTTTGAGTGTTTATTACAAAAATATTCTACTTCATATTCGGGTTCCTGATTTTCATTTATTTCGTGTTTCTCTCCTTTCTCTCCTTTCTCTCCTGTTTCACATATGTCTTGTTTGTTTTCCTCCTCGACGCTATCGTCATCGTCACTGGTTGTATGAAATGTTTTACAATATTTCGCATCTTGAGCGCAACCTAAAGTGTTACACTTTCTTACTATAGGAGTGCAAAGATTGATAACATCCCATTTTAATATTTTTACTTTGCATGTAGTTTCGTTCACTTGAAAAATACAATATGCTAAATTTTTCATCCCGACATCGAAGCTTATAATGTTTTTCATGGTTATATAAAATAAATAATATGTTTTTATTATGTATTTTGCAGTAAGTTATTATTTTGCGACCATATCACGATTTTACAAATGAAGACTTGGGAACACGTCTAGTTCCATGCCCGTTTATTTTGACAGAACGTTGCGCCATCTTATACGCTCGACTTGTTTTATGATTGCAACCCTTGTCAAGAATACTAAAGTCAACTGCCGCGCTTTTCCCGCCGGTAATTGCACTTGCAAGACGAGCGCGTCCCCATGAATGCGCAGTCTGGTTGGGTCTACTACCGGATGAAAAATACGCACCTTGGCCTTTCTTCTCAATTTGGCGGAGGGCAGAAATACTGCATCCAGTCTTTTTGGCAAGTTGGGATGAAGGGAGAATATCTTCTACGCCATATATTTTCCTCGCATGAAGAATATGCTTTGACACTTTGCCGGGATAAGATGCGACGGCTTTTCGTGTATAATATTTTTTTTGCTTATAAAGTTTGCGGGATTTGTCTAGTTGCTTTTTTTCAAATAATGTATCACGTCTAGATAAAATACGGGGTAAATATTTTGATGCATAATGTTTTAAGGTTTTTGGTTTCATATGTATTTGTTATGATATATATATATAATATGTTGTTATTATTTTAAAGGATTGTGTAATATTAGTCATTATATATTCTCACCTTCTTCATCTATCCTTCCTAGTGACCCGTCTCTTACTGGTGTTCCTCGACGGCTTGTAGAAGTAGGTGGTGAAAATTGTTGACGGCTGGACATAAGTCTTGCTATATCTTTTTGAGAAAAATGACTTGATGGTCTTCTTGAGAATCTACTTGGTTTGTTAAAACCTTGTACTTGTTCAGGATTTCTAGAACTTGCTGATGTTCTACCTGAAGGTGATACACGTGGAGTTAATTTTACAACCGGACTTTGTTTTAATAAACCTTGTGCACTACGAGCACTAACAGAACTTTGTGGAGTAGGTCTTACTATTCCCCTCCTGGATGTTTGGGTTTCACGTCTCATCCATCTACGTGGACTTATATCTACATCAGATTCAGCCGATGATAATGAGTCGAACGTATTGTCTCGAATAATACATGATTTAACATAAGGAGAGTCAAAATCAATAGTTAATGTACCTTGAATACGATGATTACTTGAAGATATTTTTGGATTTATTTTCCATACTATATCATGAGTTGTTGATTTTGAAGCTATTCTACTAGTTATAAGTGTACACATCCTCCTTGCTTCTGCATCATCTTTTTTACTTTTTATTAAATTTGATACTTTTTGTATATCTTCGTATAATTTATTCATTTCCTGTGTACTACATTTTGAAAATAATGGACGAAACAATTTTTTTAAGTCTAACCTTAAAGTGCTATCAACGCTCATATGATGTCCGGAAATAGTATAATTAACAAAAATCATATGATACGGAGCTGGATCACGAAGACTATTTAAAACATTTGTCGGAAATCCTGCATCTATAGTTTTTACTTCAGTAGGTGTTAGTTGTTTTGCTTTAACGCTTATATTTGTTGGTTGACCAGTATTAGGGTCAATATAAAATCTTGAAGGAATATCATTTGGTTCTTGAGTAGGTAAAGCTAAAACTAGGTTTAATACTTCATCGCCATAGATTTCAAGAATTTTTTGTATAACTAGTTTTTCAATACGCTTCCCCCATCGGGTTTTAGCAGGGCTTGTTGGAAAAAGTCGCAATCCTCCGAATTGTGTTAACATATTAACCTTACGCGTAGTTCTATTCTTTGTTGGTTTGTTTCTAAATGTATGTTTTCGTCGGCTTGTTTTTAAACGTCGTCGCCTTGTTGCCATTTTAATTTATACTTGTTTAAAAATACTATATATTATTACTAGATATTATCTTAATTTGTAGGAATAAGATAATATATGATTGGTTTTAATACTACATAAATTTAAAATATTTAATTAATCAACCTCCTCCATATCAGTACCGGCGAGTTCTAGTTCTGTTTCTTCTAATTCTGGTCCATGTGTGCTGGAGATAGAAGTTGGAAATTTTTCACTATCATAAGTAGTATTTTCTGGAATTGTGCTTAGACCTGTTGGTGCTCGTGATATTCCACCTGGTTTTCCACTTTGTCTTCTTGCAGTACTTCTTTTACTTGCTGGTGTTTTTCCACTTTGACCTCTTGCACTTGCTGGCGTTTTTGCCCTTGCTGGTGTTTTTCCACTTTGACCTCTTGCACTTGCTGGTGTTTTTTCACTTGCTGGTGTTTTTGCACTTGCTGGTGTTTTTTCACTTGCTGGTGTTTTTGCCCTTGCTGGTGTTTTTGCCCTTGCTGGTGTTTTTGCCACACCGAATGAGGAGAAACTTGCACCTTTGCTGCGAATTGAAGTCGGTGACCCGGGTTCAGTAGTTAACTGACCAGCCAGAGAAAGATTTTTTACATTTAACACGGCTTGAGCACGACATTGATGCTTACATGAGCCTATTTCTTTTCCACATTTTGATGATATTTTAGGTGCTATTTTAAATAAAGTCTTTTTTCTTTTCATTTCTGCTTGTAGCATTTTTGCCCTACGTTTAATATCATCAATATTTAATGCTATTTGTTTTAGGTCTAGACTATCTTGTGCTATAGAAAATAATCTCGATAATTCTTCTATTCTACGTACTAAATCAACGCGTTCATCATGTGTTTTATATCCTCCCCAAATTGCATTTAGTTGAGAGCCAATATTGTATACTCGTGTTGTACCATCACGTAGAAGCATCCCAGGAGTCTCAATGTTATAATAAATTACTACTAAAGTTAAAGCTCCGCCATGTAATATTTGTCTTACAAAACGAACTGCATCGGCTGAACATATTTGAAAACTACATGCACTACCTATGGTTACCAATGTTTTTTTACCTTTCCCAACCATTTGACCAATTCTTTTACCTTTTATACTTATAGCTCCCCTTCCATTTGTTAATGCAGGAGATATATCATGTTCAGTTGTGGGGGGCGAACTAAGGTATTCTGCAAACATTAGCTTCCATGTATCTTCCGGGAAGTGTGTTTTAAAAAAATGTTCAGCAAATTGTTCTTCAAGAACTTTTCCAAATAATGTATTTTTACTTGGGTATTCCATACATCTTCCTCCTGTTGCTGTATCATAACCCCTATATTTATAAAGTTCTCCAAGTTCTCCTCTAACTCTTGGTGATAGAGACATCGCAAGATCTATATCCTCCTGGCTTGCAGGGTCTTCACCATCAACTTCATCATCACCATCAAATTCTCCACCAGATTGATATAGTAATTTATTATTTTTTCTGTAATGGTATATTTTTTTTGTTTTACATTTTTTTTGTCGTAGACTTTGTCGACATTTTTTTGATTTTTTATTTTTATATCGACTAGTAAACCGAATGTTATATTTTCGTCGAGTTGTTTTCATGTATATATTATATAAATATATGAAAAAATATAATTAAAAAATCATATTGTATTAATAATAGTGATTTTCATCTTTATTAATTCGAACGCGCTAAACCATTAACCAACATTTGCGATTGAGAAATATGTGGAGCGCTCATCCGGCTTTGCAGTTCGTTCCGTGAAAGATACATATTTTTCAGGTCGCTTGTTTCATAACCAAATGGTTGGCTATTATCTAAAGCAGACGGAAAAACAAATGGCACATTCGATTGTGAAACCGGATTTTGGCTCCCTACGTAAACAGGTGGACACGCCCCGCAGTTGTTGCATGCAGATACAGAATTTGACTGCATTATCTTCACTGCATTGTTTTGCAAAAAAGTTCTATAATCCCAGTTGGATTTGATATCATTGTTTTCGCGAATTTTCTCGTTTATAACTGCACCTGGTTGCCAGGTCGCATAGTTTCTACCATCGGCCATAATAGGTGGAAAATTGAAGTGGATATTACTTGATCCAGAGTAGCAAGTTCCCCAAGACATTTTGTGTTTTTAGTTGTTGTATTTATTTATGTGGTTCGTTACTAAACTACTATATATACTTTATTGTATAATTTATTATAATATATATAATAAAATATTAATACTTTGCTAAATAATATTTTCTATTTGCTATTCGTCATTCGCCTATCCTTGGGTCAAATGTTTGATAAGTTCTTTCTTGTTAAGTTTGTTAATAGCAGTCTCGTTATAATGGAGCCCATCCGCTGACAATTTGGTCTTCAAATGTTGCTTAAGTGCTTGAACATTCATTGAGTTATAGTCTGAGTGTTGTTGTTGCGGTTGTTGTTGCTGTTTATCAGATTTAAAAATAGTTTTAATTTCGATAGTATCGATTACAGAAGTTTCTAAATGTTGTTCATGTTCATGTTCATGTTCATGTTCATGTTCATGTTCATGTTCATGAGATGGGAGTTCTTGCACTTTTACTTCAGTATCATCGCTGGTTTCTTCATCGTCATTGTCATTGTCATTGTCGTCATCACTCATATCCTCGTTGTCATCGTCGTCATTGTCGTCATCATCACTTACATCATTGGTATCATGTTTAGAACTGAGACCGGAACCGGATACATTTCCTCCTCCTACAGCATATAAAGGCTCCGTCAACTCAATCACTTTAATATCATCGCCAGTTAAGTGTTCGATGGTGTGTGCGTGTGTGTCTAAAGCTCCGCCGTTGTTAAATATTATTTTTTTTGTAGTATTTTCGTGGTTCTCATCGTTCTCTTCCTTCTCATCCTCAGACGATGATGAATCAGTGTCATCATCTTCAGAGTCAGATGAGGATTCAGATTCGTCATCGTCATCCTCGTCGTCGTCGTCGGAAACATCAATCAAGTCATTTGGATGACGACTTTGATTACCTGGAACACCCGCACCCAGACCCGCACCTGCGCCACCCTGTTGCATCTGCATTTGCACATGTTTCATGATTTCATCATCACTTACCATATTTCGCTGATGTCCTCCATTTCTCATACTCATTACTAAAGATTGTAATACTTTTGCCTGTTCTCTTTGTGAAACCTCTAAAATTCGCAGCTTAAACCGGAAGAAGATAAACATTACCGAACATATGATTAAAGTAATAAGAATATTGAAAATAGTTTGTGAATTGAATAGCGACATCTTTTATTTTTATACATAAATAAAAATAAAATATTTAACGCTTTCTTTATTACGCTTTCATGCTTTCTTAATTACATCGACATTAAAAGTTGTTTTGTATTTTCTATAATTGCCTTAGGATATTCTAAATCATATAATACTTTGATGCCTCCTTTAATTTTAGATATACCTCTTTCCAATTTGTATAAATATTTCACGTTGTAATCTTCTTCGACGTCCACTTTCATTTTATAGTTTTTAATTTTTTTATTTGTTTTCAAGTTATTGCATAATGAAATATAATGGGTTGTAAGCATAAGATCAACATTCTTCATGCTTGACAAGTAGTCAATATACCCGTATGCACTTGCAACTGCTTCATAAGGATTTGTTCCTGAATACAATTCATCAAAAATACAAAAGTGGCGTTTATTATTTTCTTTTTCTAAACTATCCAAAATCTCCTTGCAACGTCTTGACTCCGCCTGGAATAAACTATCGCGTCCGGATGTATCTGGAATATTCAAATAGCTGTGCAGATAGTCATAAGGTTTAATATTTGCGCTATCATAAAATCCGTATCCTATTTGTTGCGATAGAATAATATTCATGAGCGTTGATTTAATAATTGTAGTTTTGCCTGCAGCATTCGGGCCTGTAATTATGATTTTTTTATTTATGACAACATCATTTTTAATTGGTGTTTCATATGGCGGATAGTATAACTGCTTAAAAGATGTGTGTTTTTTCAAAGTGGATGAAGATGTGGAACTTTTACTTCTTGAAGATTTGTCAGATTTAGTAGATGTTTTGGAGATGTTAGATGTATTCTTTTTGGATTTCTTAATTTTGTTGTCTTTATCTTCGTTCTCTCCTTTCTCTTCATTCTCTCCTTTCTCTCCTTTCTCTTCATTCTCTCGTTCTGGCAACTCATCGGCTTCAACGACTTCAACGACTTCGTCGACTTGATCTTCATCCTTATCCTCATCCTTATCCTTATCCTCATCCTCATCCTCACTGCCACCAATAAATACACAAGGATTGATTCGCGAACTATCAATCATTTGTTTAATATGGTCAACATTTTCGTAAAATCCATTGAAACCGAAACTATAGTCTACGCATGATTTTATATCGTGGTCGACAAATATTTCATAGTTTAGTTTCATAAGTTGTCCAATTTCGGTGAATTTCTTAAAGTTCACTGCAAAGGGTTTGATTTTACTAAACATACCACATAGTTTCTCCAAGTGTTGCACCTTTGCCTTCAAATCATTTGTAAATTGGCGATAAGTTATAAGACTATTCGACATTTGAATAACATGTTTCATATTTCGAATCGTGTATCGAAAGTAGTCGTTCAAAATAAATATATTTTTGTGAATAAGAATCATATTTTTGTAAAACCTATAGCACGACATAACATTCTGATAAACCTGAATAAAGTAGAAGAAAACCGACATAATAACATAGATGCGTTTATCCCATGGCATACTTGAAAAATCCAGAAGCGAAAATACCTTACCTATTGGGTGGCTTGAAATAATTGTTTTCAAAGATGTTACATAGGTTGATAACGAGACTTGCGACTTTTGAATCTTCAATAAGAAGAACGGAATAAACAATAAAATCAACGGCGAAAGCAGCGAAATCACTGGTGATGTCAGGTTATAAACGCTCATAAGTTGCATAGCCACTGGCGATTTATTTAGACTATCAAGCATAGGGAAATCAATATAACTGAAACGCTGTTTAAAATTCTTATCGCCGGCAATATCGATCCATAGTTTATCAATCGTGTTGTAAACGTCGTGCGGAAAAATAACTACTCCGGATTTGGCAGTGGTACTGGTGCTGGTGCCTGTGTCATCGCCTGTCTTGTATGGTTTATAAGTATAGTTGTTTTTATCGTCTAAAATCATTCGCAAAGGTTCGCTAAGTTTGCAGCCATATTGGTTGACATAAGATTGATAAAATGTTTGCGACTCTTTTAAAAAGTCGACATTTGTAGTATAGTAGCGACTCCATAGTGCGACGTATCGTTTACTAAAAGTGGACTCAGGTTTAAAAATTGTTTCATACATGGGGACACAATCATCATTTTTTGCCTCAAGTAGTTCTAAATCATTTAAAATATTGGTATTAATTTCGCGTTTATCACTATCTTCTAAATAACAGATGGGAAGTTTAAAGGATGTTTCTGATGAAGAGATATTTTTCTTAGCGTGTTTTGATTTTTCTTTTTTTTGATTTTTCTCTCCTTTCTCTGTCTCTCCATCTGGTTCTTGTTCTTTCTCTGGGGTATTGCCAGGAAATGTCTTCAAATATTTACTCACTTCATTTGTCAACTGCATCGTAAAAGAGTTTGCACTTGATTTGCCACTCGGGTCTTTTTTAAGTTGTTCTTGTTTTATTTTATCATTTATTTCTTCCAGTTTCTTTATTTGGGAGTCTTTCATATCTGTTAAAATTTTATTAATGTCAAACATTTTATTGTATCCTATTATTTTGCTTTATATCTAAAAATATTAATAATAAAATAAATATACGAATTTATTTTATTATTTAATTTTTGTATAATGTTTTATATAACATATAGTATAACGTGTTGCATAATGCAAATCTAATCAATCGCAATATTTGAAGGCAACTCGTCGACTATGGTGTGATAGTGTCGCTCAATCTCTTTCATCGTTTTCATATCCCACCGAGTAACAAAGTTAATCGCAGTTCCTTTACGTCCCCATCTTCCTGAACGTCCAATACGATGCAAGTATTTAAATACACATTTCGGCAAGTCGAAGTTTAGTACTGTTCTAACCTGCTGGACGTCAATACCACGCGAAGTAACATCCGAAGAAATAAGGACACGATGTTTCCCCGCTTTAAAATCACTATACGCCTCATCACGCTTCGACTTTTCCATGTTGCTGTGGATGCAACATACAGGAAATCCGTCATTCTGCATCGCCTCCGTCAAATCCATGACACGTTTGATACTATTGCAATAAATAATACATTGCGACATTGAAATAATATTAAAAATGTCCTTAAGTGTTGCATATTTTTGCGAGTCGTCGTTAAGGGCGACATAATATTGTTTGATACCTTCAAGTGTGAGCAACTCCGACTTCACCAAAATGCGCACAGGATTACGCATAAATTTATCGGTAAGTGCTTGTAACTCGGGGGGCAGCGTTGCGCTAAACAATCCCACTTGCACATCGTTACTCAAATATTGAAAGATATTATAAACTTGTTCCTTAAATCCGATCGACAACATTTCATCCGCTTCATCCAATACAAGAATAGAAATATCCTTTGCGATGATATTGTTGCGTCGCATCATATCATAAACACGTCCTGGGCAACCGACGATAATATGTGGTGTGTTATTTTTCAGTTCAAACGCATCGTCGTCAGTTGAAGTTCCACCAATGAGCAGATGATACTTGATGCTTTTATTTACCGAACCGATACTTGAAATGACTTCGTGAATTTGTTTTGCAAGCTCACGAGTAGGTGCCATAATAAGACCCTGGGTTTTATTGAGTTCAGGATTTATGTTTTGCAAAACACCAATCGTAAAAACACCTGTTTTACCAGTGCCTGATTGAGCCTGTGCAATAATATCCCTTCTGTCAAACATAGTCAAAAGCGCCTTGCGCTGAATCAGACTTGGAGAGTCAAATCCGTAGGAGTAAACACCCCGCATAATGTCTTCATTGAGAATACCCTCGAGGTCTTCCCACTTATCGAATTCCTTGGGGGGTATAGATGTATCGACCTCTACAGGAGTATTTACAACTACAGAATTTTGGGTAGTATCGACCGATGCAGGAACAGATACTGGTTCTGATGCATGTTCAGATCTCTCAGATGGAGGAGGCACTCCAGAGTTATTATAATTTCTATTAATATTTAATCCGCCACCATTTCTATCATTTCCGTTTCCATTTCCATTTCCATTTCCGTTTCCGTTTCCATTTCCATTTCTATCATTTTGATAGTTAAAATTAACTTTATTACCACGATTCATGCGACCATTTGGTCTGCCTTCGAATCTTGATTCATTTGGCAAAGATGAGTCGTTCCTATAACGGCTATTATTATTATTATAACCTGCGTAATTGGAACGATATGCATTACCATCTCCACTCCCGCCGCTGGCATCAGGACCACTGGGTGCATTAAATTTACCACTCTGATTGTGATTTTGATTTTGATTTTGGTTCGGGTTTGGACCCTGATTACCATTATTATATCTATAATTTTTATTATTGCGTTGAGGATACTTTTCGGACATCGTGTGCTATAATGTAATAGTATATATATTTTTATACATTTAAGTATTTATAGTTTAAAATATTTATATTGAATAACAAATAACAATGGAGCCATAAAATAATAATTATATCAAAATCAATATAAATATGTTATAGTATATAAGTATAGGACTATATGACAGACGTAGTAAAAAAAATGATACAATATGATATAAATGACTATGAAGAAATAACAAATGCTGGGTTCATATGCAACTTAACGCAAGAAACGTTAGACATCATTTCAAAACTATCAGAGCAGGTTGGTGCGCCAACATATATTAAAACGCCGATATTTCTTAAGAAAGAAAGTCGTGTTTCGGGTTTGGGTATGGGGATGGGTTCAATGATTAGCTCTATGGCAAATTCGGGCATTGGTGGTGGAAATGGTGGGTTTAAAAAGAATAAAAATAGGCCATCAGAGATTACAGATGAAGATTGGGAAACGATTCGTCAGTTTCAAACTACGACAAAGCATGTTAGTGAAGGCATACAAAAAAATATGGAAAATATTCGTGGATATTTAAATAAGATATCAGAAGCGACATTTGATAAAATGGCGAATGAAATAAATATGGAAATATCAAAATTAATAGAGCACGAAACCACAGAGGACAATATGATGAAGATTGGTCATTCTATATTTAGCATTGCAAGTTCGAATAGTTTCTACTCGGAGTTATACGCAAAATTATTTAAAATTTTAATGGGAGAATATCAAGTATTTAAAAAAATATTTGAAGACAATTATAAGGTTTTTATGAATTTGTTTGACAACATTGAGTATGCGGATCCTAAAAAGAATTATGACAAGTTTTGCGAATACACAAAAACAAATGATAATCGGCGTGCGATGAGTTTGTTTATTGTAAACTTGATGAAAAATAACGTTATCGATAAGGGCGAGATATTGGAAATTATTAAGAATTTGCAAAAGCTTATCATGCGGTATATTACAAAACCCGATAAGACAAATGAAGTAGAGGAGTTAAATGAAAATTTGTATATTATTATAACAAATACTTCCAATGAGATAAAATTTGGAACAGATGAAGGGACTGAAAATATTGTAAAAGATATTGAGTTTATTAGTATATTAAAACCTAAGATGAAGGAGTATCCTAGTATAACAAATAAGACTATTTTTAAACATATGGATATTATTACAGAGATAAAGTAAAGTAAAGTAAAGTAACAATTTATTACAAAATCGAGTTAAATATATACATTTAAACATAATAATAAAGATATTTACAAATATTATTATTATGTTTAGTTCAAGTGAAACTATGTATGAAACTATGCCAGAACAAAAAGAAAACAAAAAAGAGAAAAATATGAAAGAATGGAATAGAATAAATAACATATGGTTGGATATAAAGAATAAAAATAAAACTGAACATCCGTGTTTATATAACACAGATTCAGACAACTCAGCGGATAATACACCAACACCAACACCAACACCAATACTATCAACATCTTGTAATTATATTTTAAAAAAGTCGAATAGTTTTTGTAGTTATGATGATGAAATTAATAGTGGCCTTGAAATAGGAAATGAATATTTAGATGGAGATGGAGATGGAGATGGAGATGGTTATGGTTATGGATATAATTTAGATTCGGATGTATATACACCTTGTTCTTCTGTAACACAAAATAGTATAAAATATAAATATACAAGTGAGAATGCTGCGTCGCTTGAATTGGACTATTCATTAAACTATAATATGAAAATGTTGACACATATTGGAAACTATTATGAGATACTAAAAAGCAAATATAGTCAAGGGCAAACCAAAACGACCAAAAAACGAAACGTTGCAACAAAATTGTGTAAACCGGAACTTATAAAAAGTATAGTTTCATTTGAAACAGATGCCGCAAATCATTGTGTAGTATATCAATGCAAAAAGATGCTTGAATATATTGACTCAATTAAAAGTGACAAATATTTTGGATCATTTGTAATATTTCCGTGAAAATATATAAATAATAAATAATAAAGTATAAATATATTTAAATTATATACTTTATTATATACACAATAACACAAGACCACACATTATGTCATCTAGTTTCCCTTCATCGGTAAGTGATATAAAATATTGTTTATATATCAACCTTGAAAGTAGAAAAGATAGAAAAGAACACATTGAACAAGAATTAAAAAGTATAGGAATTAATGGTGTTCGTTTTAATGCAGTCAAGTTACAAAATGGTCGTATTGGCTGTAGCATGAGTCATTTAAAATGTTTACAAATCGCCAAAAAAAATAATTGGCCATATGTAATGATATGTGAAGATGACCTTTTATTTTTAGACAAGGAAAAAGCATTAAAACATATGAATGATTTTTTTAAACTGCATTCTGATGATAAAGACATTTGCAACATAGTGCTTATAGCCGGAAATAATGTGCCGCCGTATAAAAAAATAGACGATACATGTATTCGTGTTTCACATTGCCAGACTACAACAGGATACATTGTAAAAAATACATATTATGATATACTCATGGAAAATATAAAAACAGGAATTGAAAAACTAATGAAAAATCCCACAAATGCTTTTTCATATGCAATTGACAAATATTGGATTCAGTTGCAGAAAAGGGATGTATGGTATTTACTTGCACCGATTATTGCAGTCCAGAGGGAGGATTATAGTGACATTGAACAAAGAACAACCAACTACGAGTATATTATGAAAGATTTGGATAAACCACATTTAGTAAGGAATATGCAAAGTATTAGTATGAGTTATTTACATAATCGTTGAACTACTTATAAGTTTATGATTGACTCGTCCATTTTATTTTTGTCCACGATGGTGGGCACAAATCGTTTGTACTATGTGTAGGCAATGCAGGACCGAACCAGTTATCAGGATAGCAAACTATTTTATTTGGATTTGTATTCAGGTATGCTGACCACCAACTAAATGTGCTGTTTGCAATAATGTTATGACTGCAGCAGCTCATAAGTAGCATTGACTGCCAATCTTCTATATTATTAGGCGCTCTATGAAATACCATAGAAGGAAATCTCTTGCGTAGTTTATCTATCTTTACTTCTACTTCTGCTAAGTCGTTGTCTTCACAAAAGTATAATACGATGTATTCGGTTGATATAGTATCCAGAAACTCTTTTGATTCGGATAGAGGCCCAGGCGTATGTGAAAGTGCCGGCGACAACAAAGCCAATGTATTCAATATATATAAAATACTATTCCCATAGTAGTCATAACTAAGTGGGGTATAATGATGCGTCAATGATTTATAATCGCCGAGACGAAAATGCAAAGATATTGCACGTTTATTTCTACACACTGAAGTCAATAGTTTTTTCATGCTTTGTTTCTTTTCTTGTAGTTTAATATATTTTATGATTTGACTTGTTTCTTTCTCAAAATATTTATAACTATGAAAGTAACCAAATAGCATTATTCCATTTATAGAATTTAATATAAGCGGATGCCGCTGCATTTCGTCATTATAGTGAAATGTTGTTTCTTTATACATTGGTAGTTGTAACTTATTTATAGAAAAAATAAATGTATCTTTTTTCAATTCCGCGAAAAGTGTATCCCAATATACATCTTGACGTTTGTCGCCGCCCAACTTTTTACTCGGAAAAATAAAACCGCGTTTTGTTTTAATCGATAAAGCCATTATTGTGAAAACCTGAAATAGCTGGTTGCCCAGCCCTCCCATAATCACACATGATAACTTGTCGCCAAACATTAAAAAATATATTTATTTTAGTGTTATATTTATAGTATTATATTTATAGTAAAAGATAAATCTGGTTCTACGTATAATAAATATAAATAAATATATTTAATATTATATAATAAGTATAATATATTAAGTATAATATAGTATTGACATTACACATACACATACAAGTATAAAATTCTATTAAGTAAGAAGTAAGAAATAAAATGGTTCGTTCAAGAATTGATCCCACTATAAACTATCCAGAAGTAAAAGCACTAGACCAAACAGATACTAAAGAAACACAATATAAAGCCCCGCTATATGAGGCAGAAGTTTTAGGTATTCATACGATAGTTAGTATTGGTCAAATTAAAAACACATTTATTGAAAGAGGTATAGTATACTTCCCGCTTTATTTGATTAAAGACGATAAAGTATTATCACAAATCGGCGTTATAGAAGCAATGCAAGAAACGATTCCCTCACTTTTGGATGAAGAAAATGATATCAACCTGGAAAAGGCAGAACCGGCGCTTTTATATTCATTTGTAAAAGAAAGTTTGGTCAGGAAAGCGGTATACATTGCCGGTAGATCGGAAAAAGAGGGAATGGGAATGGCGATGGCTCAGGCACCAAAGATAAAGTCAAAACTTTCACTTGCATCTTTATCTTTATCCACATCCGAAAAGGAAAGGAAAGATGCGCTTAAAAAAAGTGCAGTATTAAGCAAGGAATTAGGTGTCGGTGGTATTGAAGACGAGGGAGAAGACTTCGCTGCAGGCGTGGATGCTGAAGAATCTGACCTTCAGCGAGCAATTCGCGCGTCTATATTAGAAGGTTCAAAGATTCCGGATTTGCCACTAAAACATGCAAGTATTCCTGTTCAAACGCTTGACCAATTTGAGGCGGAAAGAAAGAGGTATCGTCATATCAAGGATGAGTCATGGATGGAGTCTTATTATGAAAATAATAATTTCAAAGTTATTCAAAATTCAGGTGGAGGCGATTGTTTCTTTATGATTATTTGTCAAGCGTATAAAACGATTGACCCCGATACTACGATGAGTGTTATAAAATTAAGGCGTCTTTTATCCTATGCTCTTACTGATCGGCAATTCACCGAATATAAAACATTGTATGATGATTATTCACGGGAAGAAAAAAGACTTGTTAAAGAGAACCAGGATATTGCTACAAGAAATAAGGAAATCAAAGAGCGTTTTCAAAATAGTCAGAGCAAACAAGAAAAACTAGAACTAAAAGCTGAATCCGAAAAATTAATCGAACGAAATAAACGCGTTATGCAAGAAATAGAAGTTGTAAAAGAAAACAAAAAAGAAGTTAAATTTATGAAAGGTATAAAAACAATTCAGCAGTTGCGCGATGTGATGCAAAAAGGAGAAATGACGAGTGAATACTGGGTAGACGCATGGGCAATCGCAGCACTTGAAGTCATTTTAAATATAAAATTTATTAATCTTTCTTATAACGATTTTAACCAAAGTCAACGAAAATCATTCCAAGAAATCAATGTCATAAATTGTGGCAATGATTTGACCGCGGGTTTAGTAGAGGAAATCCGTAAAAATGTTGCAGAAGTTAGTAGGGCTGAAGGGGTGGGGTCGGGTGCTGGCGTGGCTGCTGCAAGTGCTGACATGGGAGGCAAAAAATCGCCAGATGACTATGAGTTCAATCCGGATTACTATATTATGGTGTCGCATTCGATGGAACATTATGAACTGATTACCTATTATGGGAATGCAATGTTGACGTTTCCGGAGATACCATACTGCGTGAAATTGCAAATTGTTACACGTTGTTTGCAAGGAAAGTTCTTTAATGGCGCATATAGTCATATCCCACAATTTAAGTTGTTTATTCAGGAACTGGGTATTGCGAAAAAGGTTGAGGGGCGAATGGTGGATGAAAGTGTAGATGCATTATCTGCAGCGGCTTCAAATCCACATTTTAGTGAGAATATCCAACTTGTGCACCATAAGAGCGCAGGAGATGAAATGCCAGGAAGGGCGCAGGGTGATTATGTAGCGCAGAGTGATCGACCAGGGTTTATGGAACTTGGTGGGGGTGGTCATGACCATCGTGGAAGCAATAGTTGGCGCAGAAAAATATCGAATGAGTGGAATGCGCCGTTTACACTAGACGGACACCGGTGGTTATCTGTAGAGCATTATTATCAGGCGAATAAATTCTTTAAAAAACATCCGGAGTTTTATTTGTTGTTTACGATGGATGCGAATAAGAAGAGCAAGTATTATGAACCATCGTCAATATTGTCACGGATAGCACACGATGTTGAGCTGGCGACGTATGCTGGAAGAAAATTAGGGACGACAAAAATAGATGGCAAGAAAGTTGTTCTCCGACCAGAAGAAGTGACGATTGATCCGGACTTTTTTAATGGAAGACATGCCAAGGTTTTAGAAGATGCAACATATGCCAAGTTTACTCAAAACGACGACCTTGCAAATATTTTGCTTTTAACAAACAATGCCAAGTTGATAAATTATCATCATACAAAAGAGCCGTCTGTTTCTGTGCACTTGATGCGCATTCGTTCCAAACTGAGAACAAAACTCGGAGGTGTCAATGATTATGAGGCGCTATCGGAATAAACATAGTGAATGGACTATGTCATTAAACTATAATGTAAAATACCATATTTTTATATAAAAATATAGTATATATATCCATATTTATATACGCATCCATGAACTATACACTAAACACATCAGACCATAACCTTCTTCACTTGTTCAAATGTAACAATAGGAGTAACTATAAAAAATTAATACAAATGAATAAAAAACAGCTAACAGGGAATGCAAAGAATAAGAGGCAATATGAAATAAACGACATATTGTTATCTTTTTATGACGTAATTGACAATGAGTTTCGTCTTTTCAAGAATAGTCAAGGTCAAGGTCAAAGTCAAAGTCAAGGTCACTTCAGTAGTATTTTCAAACATAAACTTGAAAATATTCGCACAACAAGTGATAAATCCGTGGAAAGAAAAATAGTATCTGTATTAGAAAATATCCCTTATATTCCAAGTAGTATTATAACATATATAAAAGAAAAATCCACATATGTATTAACATATTCATTTCGCATCAATGATTCGCGCACTGCAAAAGTAAACTTTATTATTTTTGAAGAAAGCACATATGAGATAAATAATATTAGAAAAAAGAGTGCATCATATTTTAAGAACGCAGTATTAAAAATATATTTATGGTTAAAAATTGCATCGAAGTATGCAGCCAAAGAATGCGCTCCACAACTGGAGTGTTTTATTTATCTGACTCCTTTTAAACGAAGTCATCCATTATTTAGCAAGGAACAGGAGACAAAGACGGGCTTGGGGACTGCATACGAAGATTATGAAGAATATGAAGAGCTATACCATCACGTGAATGCACCCCGCAGGAGCAGTGTATTGAAACCGATACACATAAACGGAGGTGTATCAGATTTGTGTCAACCAAGCGGACGGGTTATCGTATATCGAAAAGAAGAATGGTTTAAAGTATTTATTCATGAAACGATGCATAACTATGGGTTAGACTTTTCAGAGATGGATATTAGTGCTGCAAATGGATTATTGCATAAAATGTTCACGATTCAAAAAGATGTAAAACTATACGAATCATATTGCGAAGTATGGGCTAGAATAATGAATATTGTGTTTGAGACCTATTTTGATATAAATTCGCGTGCAAAGTTTTCGTCGAGAACAACGAGGAAGAATTTTATAGATAATATTAGAGAAAAAACAATAACAGAAGAAAGTGAAAGCAACGAAGGAGGAGGTGGAAGGGAAGGAGCAAATAATGAAATAAACGTATTAAATATAAAAAATGCACAAAATCGTAGAAAATTTTTAAAGCAGTTTTACAACTACTTGCAACATGAATCCTTGTTTTCATTGTTTCAAAACATAAAAATATTAAACTACATGGGACTAGATTACAACATTATATCAAATTGCACGGATTCAAACTATATCGTTGCAAAAAAATTATACAAGGAAGAAACAAATGCATTTGCATATTATGTTGTTGTTTCTATTTTACTTTCTAATTTTAATAATTTCATACTATGGTGTATCGATAACAATACAAATATAATTCAGTTCAATAAAAGTAAAAATAGTATTACTAATTTTGTCAAGTTTATTTACAGAAACTATAAAAGTAGTGAACTTTTAAATACTATTGTCGATTTGGAGATTCGTCTTGAAACGATGGATGGTGCAGATACCAATACCGACAATCAAGAAAGCCAAAATAGCAACGAAATGTTGCGAACTATGCGTATGACAATAGTAGGTGGCTATTTATGATTGCGAGTATAAGTAAAGCAACAATTTTCATGTTTTATTTTATTTTTACGCCATTCTTTTGAAGCATCTTCGAAGTCTATACTTGTGTTATTTGTGTTATTCCTTTTCATTTGACCGGTAGTTGGAATCGGCATCTCTTGTTTTTTTGTTTGTTGACGCGTTGTCACTGGCATTTTTCTTCGGTATATGTATGTATGCGTGTATACGTATATATGTGTCTATATATGTATATATTATATATTCGTATCAATTTAATATATAAAAAATTGATGCGTGAATAACATATATTATAGTTAGTATATAAATAAAGCAGTAAGTAGTTTACCAATTTAAAAACTAAGATATTTGTTGTAACCTCACACTATGGGAATTCGAGCACTCAACAAGTTTCTTCAAGCAAAATGCAAATCATCTATCAAGTCGATACCATTGTCCGAGCTTTCAGGCAAAAAAATAGCAGTAGATATAAGCATCTATCTTTACAAATACATTAGCGAAAATGCACTACTTGAAAATTTGTATCTAATGATATCCCTATTTCGCACCAACAACATAATACCAATATTTATATTTGATGGGAAACCTCCAGCTGAAAAGAATGACACGATTGCGTCGAGAAAAAAAAATAAAACGGATGCACGTGAAGAGTACTATCGGTTAAAAGTGCTTGTTGAAAGTATGAAGACAGGAACTGATGCGGACACGGATACAGAGCTGGATGAACAAAAACAAAAACAAAAAGAATATGAAATCAACGACATGTCACAAGCAATGGAGCAACTCAAGAAAAAATTCATTAGTATTAAATATGACGATATCCAAAATGTAAAAACTCTGCTTCAGGCATATGGTGTGACGTATTTTGAAGCACCAGGTGAGGCAGATATACTATGTGCAAAACTTGTTACGAATAACTTAGTATATGCGTGTCTGAGCGAAGATACAGATATGTTTGTTTATGGATGTGGTCGCGTTTTAAGGTATCTTAGTTTAACGCTATCAAATGTCGTGATCTACGACTTGAATAATATTTTAAAAACATTGAATGTAACTATGGATGTATTTAAAAAAATATGTATTCTATATGGATGTGACTATAGTCACGAGTCACTAGTAGAAAATAATATATGTTGCTACCCACAAGAAATGCTACATAATATGAATATATTTCACGCTTTTCAGTTATTTAAGAAATACCGGGATGCAGAGGATGCGGGGGGCTCATCCGACTTTTATGAATGGATCGTAAACGAAAAAATTCATTCAACGCAATACATTGATGAGATAAATAAAAACATAAAACTATTTGACATCGATGAAACCAAAAATCTAGAACTATATGACAATATTAAAATACTAAATGGACCAATCAACAGAACACTACTCATTGATATTATGAAAAAAGAGAACTTTATATTTATTTAAAACTAGAATACATTTTGGATTGTTTTTATACGAGATAGTATTATTATTTTTTTAATAATAATATAAAATATATTTATACTTAAATGAAAGTAAAAGTAAATGATATTTTGTTACAAGAAAATAAAGTATATACAAAATTACAAATAAATAGAAAACCTAAAATTTACATAACAGAACCTGAAAAGGAAAAAGAAAAAAATAAACTATTAACACTACTAATAGTTGACCCTGATGCCCATTATCCAGATAATCCGACGGAAAAATATATGATACATAATTTAGTAATCAATACGAATGAAACTATTTTTAAATATAAATCACCCAATCCTCCTTTAGATTCACCACCACATAGATATTTTATACTAGTATACAGACAATCAAACATTATTAAATTAGATAAACCTATAAGTCAAAGAAATAAATTTGACTTGAATGCATTTGTAAAGACAAATAAATTAAAAAAAATAGATGAATTTGTATTTATGTGTAAAAAAAATTAGTAATACTATAATAAATATAAAATATAGTATTAGTATATAGAATGAAATTCGGTCATATCGTTCATAGTGTCGAGCATGTTGCGCATGAAGGGTTAGAAATAACCAGCCACCTTGGTGGTGCAGTTGGAAATGCAAGTTCTACTATTTTGGATGCTGGAAACGCAATAGGTGATTTTCGCAACCATAACATAGTTGGAGGAATTATCGAATCAGGTGAAGCAATTTACCATGGTGTTGAAACTTATGGTGATATCGTGTCTGGTGACTACTTGTAATTTATTATTATGATTACTATTATGATTATGATTATGATTACTATGACCATTTTTATTGGTTGTTAAAAATGACATATTTTTATACATGTCATTTTTACTTGGTTTTTTGTAATTTTTATTTTGTTTTATTTGGTTTTTTACTTGGTTTTGTTTTTTAATTTTATTTGGTTTTTATTTGGTTTTGTTTATGCAAAATTTTTAAGAAGAAGCGGCGGCGACGACAGGGACAGCTGCAGAAGCCTTTGCAAAGTGACGAGACATGTACTGCTGCAAGTTGAAGTAAGTCAGCTCCTCGCCCTTCTTAACCTGGAGCAAAGACTTCAGCTTAGTGTCGGGGTTAATCTTGCGACCATTCTCCTTATCCTGAAGGTTGTGAGCACGAATGTAGGCGTTGATCTCACGAGTCACCTCAGTGCGTGCAAGCTCAGTGCCAACGGGCTTTCCAAGAAACTCGGCGAGCTCCTTAGAAATGAGCGTGGGCTTGACGAAACCGGAAGGGGCGCGGTTGCCAGTCTTGCGCTTACGCTTGGAAGCCTTCTGTGCAGCACGCATCTCACGAGCAACGTTGCGTTCAAGAGTGCGGAAGTCACTGCGGAGAGAAGAAAGGCCGGAACTAAGAGTGTGAAGCTTGGTGCCAAACTCGGAGAAAAGAGAACTCAAGGAAGTCTCAAGAGCAGGACCATCAGTGTGGGCATCACCGGTGGGAGCAGGGGTGGCAGCGACAGGAGCGGGGGCAGAAGCGTGAGCATCGGCCTTGGGAGTCTTGGGGGCCTTGGCAGCCTTGTCGGTCTTCTCGACCTTGGGGGTAGATGCAGGAACGGAAACGGGAGCAGGTGCTGAGTCAGCGGAGGAAGAAGCTTTCTTTGCCATTGTGGTCTTTGTATACATTACTATGTGAGGTCTTTTTAAGTATTTTTAGACATTATATATTATATTTTATTTTGAACATGCGATAAAATGACGCATGTTATGGTCATAAAATATTTTGTTCATGCGTTCAAAAAAACAAAACGTATTTTCTTAAGGAATTGAAAATACTTTAGGAAAATATTGATACTATATGTTTGTATATTTCGATGAAATAGCAAGTAACAACATCATGCTGTTAAATATAAATAAAATAAATATGAATCGTTACGATATTAAGTCATATTTATTTATATATACATATTTTTTATTCTTTGTTCTTTGTTTTTCTCTCGTTTCTCTCGTTTCTCTCGTTTCTCTCGTTTCTCTCGTTTCTCTCGTTTCTCTCGTTTCTCATACTCCATCAGGTCCACCATATACACCTGCTTCATAGAGCCAAGGCATCGCTTCTCTAGCGGGTTGACTAACTAGCGTTAGAGCAGTCAATACATAAAATGAACCCAATGTCTTGTTATCAACATCAATTGCAGATTTCACAAGATTTTCTATGATTTGCACATTAAAACGAATAAGAACATCTATTCCCATGCTCACAAGTGTAATATTTGAAGCTGCATTTGTAAAATAGGGTGTCCCTAAAAATGGGCTTCCATGAGGTGGACATATTTCATATTTTTTAAGATTACTAAGTTGTGCTCGATAGTTCCATATATCATACAACTCGCGTGCAAAACGTATATGTTCAAGTCTAGACAAGTCTGTAAACCACTCAGAGTTTGCATAGTTTCCATACGAATTCATTGTCTGAAATAATTCGAGTATTTTCATTTCCATGCGTTTTCGTGGATCCATTACTTCTTGTTTTATCACGATATCAATTGGGGTCTTTAAAATCGCTGATAGTTTAACAATTCTCCTAATATCTTGTTTTATATCGGCTGTGATACTATTTCTATTATACGGGTTCTTCGTGGTATCACCTTCTTTTGAAATAAGATTATGCAGTGATAGTATATTAAATCCATAAACAAAACCATCCATGTCTTTATAACTATAGAATTGCTCATATGGAATTTCGTGCATTTCATCCATCGTAAAAAAGTCTGTCTCATTGGTGCATATATTGCGTTTCTTAAACGCTGGTCCGCGCAACTTTATCAGTTTACGATGAAGAAACCCTCTTACAACTTTTTGTATTTTTAGAGGCACTATCGAACTCTTGCAATAGTCGTATAAACGTTTCGTAATATCTTCTTTATTTCCGGCACGCGATACCTTATACTGCATGCAAAGTTTACGCAGTTCATCCATCTTATATTTTTCTGTTTTAAGTTGTTCATACGTGTAAATTGTCAACTTCTTTTTTGCAGGGGGTGCTACTATATTTTTTATAGAAGATTCACGTTCGTCATCTACACTATTATCATTATTATTCGCAGTTTTTAATTTTTTTAAAGATGTCTTTGTGCTTGTCTTTAATTTTAATTTTTTATCTTTGTCTTTGTCGCGTTTGTTTCGCAAACTTGTTTTTATATTATTTATAACATCATCTTGTTCATCGTCAGATGAAACTATTACGATTGAAGGAGGTAATACACGCCTTGTTCGTGGTTGGGATGTGTTAGTGTTATTGTTAGTGTTAGTGTTAGTGTTAGTGTTAGTGTTAGTGTTAGTGTTAGTATTTTGTAATGACAGAGCTGCATGATTCTCATGCAATATAGTATTACTATCCGTCAACATTCCGATATTTAGGTTTACTACGTTTACATTAAAACTTACATTTGTGTGAATCGTAGTATTTTCATTGGTATTCTCAATACTATTTATACTATTAACATTCATCATTACAATATTTGGTGACGATAATGATGTCATATTTTTAGTAGTAGTTTATAATTTATAGTAGTTACTTATTATTCTTTAATATGATACTCTTCTATATACTATAAACATTTTTTTAATATATTATACAAATCATTTTATTTATGTGTGTTGTTATAACACATGATACGTCATCATATATGCATTGGTAAAGAAAAATAAAATTAAATAAAATAAACTACTTTTTAGTATATAAATATAGAAGAATATAATTTGATTATTAAAATATACTTTACACGCGTATTGTCACGTATATCGAGTATTTTTGTTAAATAAAATAGATATTTTACTAATATACTTATTTCGACTCTATTTTTTATTTTTATATTTGATTTTTAATTATGCGGGATATTTTCGTCGCCAGAAAATTGATCCGGCTTGGAAATATAAATGTGGATAGTATGAACACGCAAGTAGTCAAACAGCAAACCAACCACCCAAGCCAACAATAATGTCAGCTTCTTCCTCTTCCGTTCCCCACTATGCCGGCAAGTCTTCCGCTCCCAAGGAGATTCTGGTCGGCGAAACCTTCAATCCTGCCAAGGACCTCAAATATTCCAAGCCCAAAGCGAACACCTCTGGTGGTAAGAGCGTCGGAATTCTCAATGCTTCAACCAATGGCGCGACGTATATTTCAACTCCTCTCATGTTGACGTGGGGTGTTTCAACTTTCGAAGACAAGAAGACCGGCGAGAAAACATACAGCATGTCGCTCCAGTTTCCCGGCGAAGAATACAATACACCAGCAGTTACCAAGTTCCGTGCCAATCTTGTCAAGTTCGAGGAGAAGGTCAAAGCCGATGCGCTTGCAAATCAGAAGGACTGGTTCGGCAAGACGACTCTGACGCAGCAACACATCGACTTTCAGTGGACTCCGATGTTGAAGTTCGCCAAGGGTGAGAATGGCGAGCCTGATCACAACAAGAACCCAACCCTCAGCGTAAAGATGCCCATCTGGGAAGGTGTATGGAATGTCGAGCTCTTTGACCCTTCTACTCGCAAAATCTTCCCTGACTCTTGCAACGAGCACGTTACTCCTCTTGATTTGATTGCAAAGGGTTCGCATGTCGCAGTTGTGTTGCAATGCGGTGGTGTCTGGTTCGCAGGTGGCAAGTTCGGTGTTACCTGGAAGCTGTTTCAGGCAGTTGTGAAACCGAAGACCACGCTGCGCGGCAAGTGCCACATCAATCTCTCGCAAGATGACAAGAAGATGGTCGAGACTCAGGAGATTGACGCGATCAGCGACGACGACATTCCTCGTGCATCAAACGAAGTTCAGGATTCCGATGGAGAGCAAGAAGAAGAAGAGGAGGATAGCCCTGCTCCTGCAAAGGTGGCATCATGTGCTGCTCCTGCACCGGCACCTAGTCCTGTTCCCGCCGCTGCTCCCGAACCTGCTGCTGATGGAGATTCAGGTGCTTCCGCTGGAACCAAGAAGATTGTGAAGAAGGTTGTCAAGAAGTAAACGCAGACCGCCATGACAACAATATCGCGCAGTAAACAATGAGTAAGTATACTATTCGCAAGGCAAAACGACACTACAGGTAAGAAAATATGATAAAATAATATTGTTTTAATATCGTATCATATAACACTAACACCTTGATGCAGGTAATATATCTTTTTTTTCAGTGACATACACGCATTGCATTATGTTACTTTATACTTTTCCAAAGCATATTTTTTATATTTTTCACCGAATACATTACCTAGCATATCGCTATACTGGGTTATAATAGTTCTATAGCTAGATACGGATCTAGCTGTAGATAACTTTGTGACATTTTGCAACAATATTTTAAATCCTTGTAATAGTGTATTGGTATCAGCATTGCTTGGAAGTCTAGTAAGCATGTCAATCATACTTTTAAAAAAAGTGACATAATCGTGATTTAAATCTTCGTGATTTTTATACTTTCTTAATTCTCCTTCTCCAAAGTCGATTATTTTTAAGGCATATGGATTCGACATAGACATCGGTTCAATAAAGTAAATACTATCAGCTTGAAGCGTCTTATGAAGTAAATTTGATTTTATCATTTTGTAGATTCCCACTATAATATTTGCAATGAGTGTAAAAAGGATTGCAAGTTTATTTTTATCTATGTTAACACTACTACGCGCAAGATAAGATTCAAGATTTGTATCTCCACAATATTGTATATTAAATACAAAAAATTCATCAACTTTGTAGTCCGGCTTTGATAAAGAACATTTATCAAAGTCATTGGGAAGAATATTTTTTGTCAATTCAAATGCATTACTAAGAAGTGAATGGAATTTACCATCAGGGTCGATCGTTTTCATTTTTTTAAGAATTTTATATTCATGGCGAAACTCGTTAAATATATTATTTCTTAATACTATTTTTGAAACTATACTACTATTTTTTGTAAGGATGTCTGGGCGAAATACGCACCCGTAATTACCTTGTCCTATGAGTGTTCCACCCTTTAAATAAAAACGCGTATTTTTATATTTGAGAGTGTATTTGCGCGTTGGTTTCGTTCTCGTTCTTGTTCTTATTCTTGTTCTTATTCTTGTTCTTGTTCTTGTTTTTTTCATAATTGCACGTATATAGATAGATATAGATATATATACATGCGATTATTTTAAATATATATAGTCTCAAATACTAACTAACTATTTTTATCTACTATTATTTCTTTCTCAATATGTTTTATTATTTTACGCTCGTAGTTCTCATAGTTTTCAATCGGTTCACATATTGAACGCACCATAGTCAGATATTCGATTTGTTTTTTCTCTGTTTCGATCCAATCTGGATTATCATTTGCCCATAGCTGTAAAGCAGTTCGCTCTTTATCAGCAATTTTTACTATTGTATTTTTAATTTTGTCATGGTTATCATCTTTATACCACTTATCTTCATCTTTAATATACATAGTGTCGCGCTTAATATCTGTGCAGTGAATTGGGCGTTTATATATATCCAATTCTTTGAGACCTTTTATCATAACATCCGTTATACCACGCGAAATGCCATTCTTTTTTGAAAATAGTAAGTCATCTAGTGTAATTTTTAATGAGTCAATAAAATCAGATATGTTGAGAGCATCTTTGCACTTCTCGTTTAAGAAAACGTTTAAGTTGAAATTATTCGTTGTATTATTTGTTGTGTTATTTGTTATGTTACCTACTTTTGGTATTATACTATTTATCTGCTCTTGTTGACCTTTGATTATCTTCATCATCTCACTATTATCTTTAATAAGTTTAAGAACAAGTTCATCTTTATTTACCATTTTTATATTTAATTCCATGTTTTCACAATCTTCACATGATAAATCGTGTTGGTCGGATATATAGTTGCAAATCTTAATATGCTTCCATAACCCAGAGCGAGTATTATATTTTTTTTTACATTTATCACACTCATTAAGCTGTGCGACTTTTTGCGACTTTTTTGTTTCCATTGTTTCCATTGAGACCATAAGGTCATGTTTCCTAGTAGAGACGTGTTTGTCAAAATCACATTTTTTGCACGTATGATAGTCACAAAGTTTACACAAAAAAAACGGCGACTTTTTGAGCGACTTTTTTGTTTCCATTTGTTTCCTAAAGTATATGGACATTTTTTTTTAAGTCATTTTACAAAATTTCTAAAAAAGTTATCGTAACAAAATTTTCAACTAAAAAAAGCAAATGAGAGCATTATGGTCTGAGTGAGATTTTCATCATTTTTTTCAAATCTAAAACTGAAAAATCAAAAATGGACATTTATAAATGTCCAATTTCAAAAATCTCAAAATACTTTTGAAAAAACATTACATCATTCATTCTTCGGCGTCCGCCGTGGCGAACCTTGTGACGTGACCTTTATGCTTTGTATTTTATTATTTTTTATTTAGGTGATAACAGCATTATGCTGTGGATTGCAAGGTAGCCTCCAGGAACGCAAAGGATGGTCCAAAAGATAGGGAAGCCGTTTTTGGGAATTCTTGGATGTGGGGTTTTTAGGGATGTTTTGAAAACTCGTGGATTTGATTATTTTGAATATATATAAACACATATATTCAAGTACGTATAAGTATGCGTAACTATAATAATGGAATTTGCATTTGATTTTTATCTTGTAAATGAATACTCTGATGCAGGAATAGTCTTGCCCTCAAGTTTTGTATACGATGAACGTAGGTATTGTTCAAAACTATATGTATTTTTAAAATTAATGGGACTAATAACATATATAACAACACTAACAAGATGTTATAATCCTAACTTTTATAATCCTAACTTTTATACTACTATGATTGTAGTTATGTTTTTATCTACTTTGAATAGTTTGCGTTATGAGCATAAACACTTACAACGATATGGAACTACATTTTCATCTATTAATGAATATGATGTATGGAAAAGGGGACTATGGCCTAAGTCAAGACTTGTATTTTCTATGATAGAACTAGGAATAAAAGTTTGGTATTTTATTAATACATTTCCACCACAATTTGAGTTTAACAACAGGTGCAATACAGGAGATAGTATTTTTAAAATACATACTTTGGTATTGTTTGTAATATATATATTTATTGCCTTCTTAATTATATGCCTTTTTTCGACATCCTGGTATAACACACATACACATTACCAACCTGCGAGTAGACAAAATATAAATATTTTACTACCGGTTACAAATCCGAGTCTTATCCCCATTTCAATTTTGGTAACTGATAATCAAAATGATGAGTGTTGCATTTGTTTAGATAACAACAAGGGTCAAACCTGGTCTATACTACCATGTGGACATAAGTTTCACGATTCATGTATTTCATCGTGGTTACTTAGACAACAAAGGTGTCCAGTATGTAGACATGCCATGATAAATACTCCGTGATTATAATTGAATGAATAGATTCATAATCTTAGAATGGTATAGTACAACAAGAGAAACGAGAGAAACGAGAGAAATAATATAAAATAGTAAAAACTAATATAAATATTATATCGATACATAAACTAATATAAAATGTCATTTTTATTTGATGTAAATAAATCAACACCACTATGTGAAATAATGGGAAGAAATAAAAGTGATAAAGGTAGTTTAAATATTAAAAAATCATGGCATAACTATACAACTTTTTATTATAGTATATTCAAAGATATTGCAGATAAGAAGTTGCGAATATTTGAACTTGGACTTGGAACAAATGATGTAAGTATTAAGTCAAACATGGGCATAGATGGAATACCAGGTGCATCTCTATATGGATGGGCGGAATTCTTTAAAAATTCACAAATCTTTGGTGCAGATATTGACAAAAAAATATTGTTTAATAAGGATAGAATACATACTTTTTATTGTGATCAAACAAGTCCGGACGATATCAAGAATATGTGGGATAATGAACGACTACTACAAGACAAGTTTGATATTATTATTGAAGATGGTTTGCATGATTTCGATGCAAATGTTTGTTTTTTTGAAAATAGTATACACAAATTAAAAAATGGAGGATATTATATTATTGAGGATGTAGCGACGGATAAAAAAGATATATTCGAAAATATTATAAAAGAATGGGAAGTAAAGTATCCAAAAAATAAATATAATTTTGTAACTATACCTTCAAAAGTAAATCTATGTGATAATAACTTGATAGTTATTAAGAATAAAAAAAGAGTTAAAAAAAATAATAATAAACATAAAAATAACAAGACAAACGAGACAAACGAGACAAACGAGACAAACGAGACAAACGAGATAAACGAGACAAATGAGACAAACGAGACAAACGAGACAAACGAGAAAAGTAAATAAATTAGTTGTTTTTACAATTAATTTATTTTATAGTATTTTATAATATTTTTAAGAATAGTTAACATATTTTCTACCAACACGATTTGTTGCATTTGTTCTAACAACTAATTCATCTGTAATTGTTTTCGACATATTGGCAACATCATATGCAGTTTGTTTTGCACCTTTATGAGGCGAACCAAATAGTAATACTTCATCACCTACTTTATCTATAGGCTTTGACTCGATTACGATCTGGTCCATACTAATATTTCCAAGAACTTTACGTTTTGTTCCGTTGATGTATACGTATAATTTTCCCGATGACGAACGTGGAATAATGTCTGCATACCCTATGGGTGCAATACATATTTCCATATCTTTCGTTGCAATATATTTGTTATCATACCCTACAACCGCGCCCTTTGATATATGTTTTTTCTGTATAACATGCGATGTAATAGTCATTGCGGGTTGTAAATGTTTATTATATTTTCCACTTGGGTCTAACCCATATACTGCCAATCCTGGACGAGCAAGAGTGAAATCGGATACGTCATAATTTAAACATCCACCAGAATTTGCAATATGGATATATTCAAAATTTATATTATGTTTTTTTGATAAAATATCCCTAAGTTCTCTAAATAATCGTAGTTGTTTTTTTGTAGTAGCATCATTTTTTATTTCAGATTGAATAAAATGACTCATTAATCCAACCAAATGTATATTCGGATTTGATGAAAGCTCAAGCGCAGCATGAATGGCTTCGCTGTAAGGAATCGCTGCTCTATCAATACCGGTATCCACAAACATATGTATGCGAACCTTTTTACCACATTGCACGGCAAGTTTACAAATAATAGGTATATGTTTTTGGTCAATAATAGAAATATCTATCTTTTTTTTAATTGCATCTTTCAGTTCTTTCCCATTTACATCATACAACCAGGCAACAATATGTCCTGTGTCACCATGGTTACGCAACATAAGTGCTTCGCCAAGAGTGGCAACACCAATCATTTTTACATTATGGTTTCGAACTATTTTGGAAATAGGAACAATTCCATGACCATATGCATTTGCTTTTAATACGGGCATCACGTCAGTTTTTGAGATTTTACGCAAATAGTCTATGTTATGTCGTATAGCATCCGCGTCTATTGTTGCAGTAATATCTTTATGCTCGGGTGAAATATATTCTTCATCACTTTGGTTAACTATATGTGTATGTTTTTTTATCGTATGTCGTTTTCTTGTATATTTATTTCTTTTTGTGTTTTTTGTAGTTTTCATCCCTATAATGTATATATATATATGTATATATTATGAATATATATTAGTTATATACATTCATAACAATTCTATATTTACAATAATAGAGGATTTTTCACTTGTGTCATACATATTTTTTGAATGTATAATTGGTATTCCTTGCCCCTTTAATATATATGTTTGATTATCTTTTACATATAATAAGGCTGCAGGAATAGTAAAATGTTTACTACCGATTTGAAACGATATCTGTTTCTTTTCTAATAACTCGGTAATTTTCATACGCAAATCTATATAAATATCGTTGTTTGTGTCAATGTATATGTGTGACGGAGTCGTCGGCATACAACGAACTATTAAATCAATCGATGTATTTTGTTTTTCACCTATTTTATAATACAACTCGGTATGCCAAAGTGGAATGTAATATTTTTTATTATCATGATCTAATACATATATATTATTTTCACCCAATAAGTCATCTAGAGATACAGAAATAATGACAAGATTATCTGACTCCATTTTTTTTTGAATAATCTTTTCAAATAAAAGAAGTTTTTCGTTGCTTATATGAAACACCGAATGATACTTGTGTATAATTTCGTAAATCGTATATGCAGTTTCTTTATCCATATCTTCGAACATTTTTAATGATAACTCATGACAATCTTCTACTATAATTTTTATAATCATATCTATAGTTACTTTTGCATTCTCCTGCGAAATATTTGTATACATCTTTTGCAATAAAGACTGCGTAAATATTCTAAAAATTGCCATATAACTTTCTTCTCCTGTAGTTGTAGATGCATCTGTTTCATCAGATGAGTTGGTGCGTGAAGGGTGAGAAATATATAAATTATACAAACACAAGTATGCACTATTTACTTCTTTAAACTTTTCACATGACTCTTCGCTGTTATTATTTTTATCAGGATGATGTTTCATTGCATTTAACCTGTAACTTTTTTTCAACTCTTCGAGTGTATAATTTGTTTTTAAGTTTAATACATCAAGTGCATGTTTTATATCCATTTATGGTTGTTATTAGATTATACATGTAATTTTCTAAATGGTAAATCGGTCTATAATTATTATTATAATATTGGAAAAAAATAAAAGTTTTTAATAGAACATCTGTAATATTATCCTTATTTAATACTTCTGTCTGTATTAAACACGACAAAATATACCATATACACTCATTTATGTCCAAATCATATATCAATATTTCATATAAAATATCACGAAACTTTAAAAAGTTAATAGTATCTGGATTTTTTATAGATTCTATAATATTATTACATATACATTCGTGTGGATTTGTTAACTCATTTGTATTTACAATTACATTTTTAATATTTGATAAAGATGTCAAATTTTTATAGTTCTCTGATACAGATACAGATACAGATACAGGTGCAGATCCGGCATTAGAAGTAGAGGCAACTGATTTATTTTTTGACTTTTTAGTATAAGGAAGAGACTCATTATATTGGTCATCTCCATGATTATCACTATCGATGTCGCTACCGCTATCATTATGATGACTATATATAGGTTCTATAACAGAACTTGTTGTTGCATTTGCACTAGCATACATATGAGCATTCTTATTTGGATGCATCGTATTTACACATTTACTATAGTATCCCAATGATGGACGTGGAATAGAAATTATTTGTGAATTATTTAAAATATTATCCGGTATAAAACTAATGTGTTCTGTAATAATTATAAAAAATAGTTTTATTTTATTAAATGACTGGCGTTGCATATAACTATAAAAAATATCCAATAATTCGCTATGTATTTTATGAAAATATTTGCACAAAATAATTCCCGTCGTGTCTGTGCGCATAGAAACAACATCGGTAATCTGGTTATAAATATCATTCCATAATACCTTAGAATTACAACCCAATAAAGACATATCAACTTCAAAATGAATATCGCTTATTTTTATAATAAAATTCTCCTTGTTAGAGTTGATAGTTAGACGTTTCTCATATTTTAACTCGCTATTGCTATATTTTTTAATACATTGCAAAGCTTGGGTATATTTTCCTACACCTTTGGGACCATATAAAATTATATTTTTTAAATTTTCTACCTTTTCAGGCAATGAATTTTTGAATATTTTTTCTATTTTTGGATGAAGCGACTCTCTATGGTTTGATGAAATATAGTCATCGAAATGTGTTTCAAGAAATTTCATTGTAATAGTTGTGTTAGCTAGGTTTATATTATTTTTGATTATGTGGTATTATTATAATTACACGAATAGATTTAAATTATATTTCTATCTAATATTATAGATTTTGCTATGAAATACTTAAATATATAGTAAGTATTATAGTAGTGTAAATATTTAGCAATAATATATTTAATATTTAAATATACACATGAAACTTGTAACCATTTATCCAGAAAATATTACAAAAGACTATATTTATTTTAATGAACCTATACAAAACAATATCATCAACGAAAGTCGGTATATTAGAATATTATACTCTACTCCTAACATAGTTTTTAACGGCATTCATGTTCTTATAAATTTATCTATTGATAACATAGACAGACAATATAATAAAAATATTCTGTATTACAATACAGATAAAAATACACAAGTTATAAATAGCATTAAAGAAATAGAAAAAACAATTTTAAAAAAATACAACTCATTAAAAACGCCGTCATATAATTTATCGGAACTTCTTGATGGTGGTGTTATACGATTGTTTACTGACTCTGTTGAAAAAAAGAAATTGATGAATATTATACTCAAAATATCAGGATTATGGGAAGATGACGAAACATATGGAATTACATATAAGTTTTTTTCGGTGTAAAAATATGTGCAATATGTGTAATATATGCAATATGTGTAATATATGCAATATGTTTAAAATACTTTATTAATATATTCTTATTTGTAAAAGCAAGAAAGTAAAGCAATGAGGAATATATTAATAACGGGTGGTTGTGGATTTATTGGTTCAAATTTTATTAATTACATTTTAAAAAAATATCAAGACGTATACATTATTAACTTAGACGCCATGTATTATTGTGCATCGGAGTTTAATATAAATAAAGAAATACGAGAATCTTATTTATACAAAAATAGATACAAGTTAATTAAGGGCAATCTATGTTCGTATGACTTGGTAAACCATATTATAAATGATTACAACATCGAATATATTATACATTTTGCAGCACAAAGTCATGTGCAAAATTCTTTCGAGGACGCATTGCAGTATACAAAAGATAACATAGTTGGAACGCATAATTTACTTGAAGTTGCAAGAAAATATGGAAAACTAAAAAAAATTATACATGTTTCAACGGACGAAGTATATGGCGAGTCAATGATTGAAAAATGCGAAAATAAAAAAACAGAGGAAAGTATTTTGTGCCCAACAAATCCGTATGCTGCCACAAAAGCGAGCGCTGAGTTAATTGCGCAATCTTATTATCATTCTTTCAACCTACCTATTATCATTACACGAGGTAATAACGTATATGGACCTAACCAATATCCAGAAAAAATAATACCCCGTTTTATAAAACTTTTAAAGGAAAATAAAAAAGTTACGATTCAAGGGAATGGGTCAAATGTGAGAGCATTTATTCATGTTCAAGATGTAGTTAATGCATTTGATATTATATTAGAGAAGGGTGTTGTTGGTGAAATATATAACATAGGGTCAGATGACAATGAGGAATATTCTGTATATGAGGTTGCAAAGATGTTAATTCAAAAAATAAAAAATACAGACTTGTATGAGGAATATATTGAATACATTGAAGATAGACCTTTTAATGATAAAAGATATTATATAAGTAACGAAAAAATAAAAAAACTTGGATGGAGTATCCAAGCGAATTTTGATAAAGGAATTGATGAACTTATCAAGTTAGAATAAAATAGAATAAAATAGAATAAAACGCATATGTGCAAAACAATATAAAAATAAAAATAAAAGTGTAAGTATAGAAATACCGAAAGGCAAATGAAAGTATTATTATATGGCAAGAACGGATGGATCGGCGAAAAGGTATATAAATTACTTATAGAAAAAGGCCATAGCGTGATTATTGGAAATACAAGAGCAGAGAATAGAGAAAGTCTTGAAGAAGAGATAAAACTAATAGAACCTACAAATATTATTTCGACGATTGGAAGAACACATGGCAAAATAGGTGACAAAGAATATACAACGATTGATTACCTTGAACAACCTGGCAAAATAAAAGAAAATGTCCGAGATAATCTGTTTTCGCCTATTATGATTGCTTTGATATCACAGAAGTATAATATCCACTACACATATTTAGGAACAGGGTGTATTTTTACATATGATGACGAACACCCCTTTGCAGAAGAACTGAATGGATTTACAACCGATTCAAAACCAAATTTTTTCGGTTCTTCGTATTCGATAGTAAAAGGATATACGGATATGTTGATGAAAGCATTTGATAATGTATTAAACGTGCGGATTCGCATGCCGATAACGGATGAGATACATCCACGTAATTTTATAACAAAAATTACGAAATATCAAAAAATATGTTCGATACATAATTCTATGTCTGTGTTGCCCGATCTGTTGCCGTTCATGGTTGATATGTGTGAAAAAAGAACAACTGGAACTATGAATTTAACAAACCCTGGGTTAATAAGCCACAATGAAATTTTAGAAATGTATAGAGAAATCGTAGACACGGATTTTAGATGGAATAATTTTGATATAGATGAACAACGCAAAATATTAGAAAGCGAACGTTCTAATAATTTCTTAGACACTTCAAGACTGGAGTCTATGTATAAAGTGAAACATATCAAAGATGCAGTGAGTGATGTCTTATATCGTATGAAGGAGAATAAGAATGAGAATGAGAATGAGAAAGGAACAGAGACTTAAAAACATGTAGAAAATAGTCGAAGAATGACCTCCATAATACCAACACACAATCCGTTTAATATAAATAGCGTAATACTTAAATACAATGTTCCAATTGATGGATCGGCCATAGGATTAGTAACAGATGTCATACATGCCATATTTCCACGCAAATAATTAAATATTAAAATAATCTGAAAAATAATCAAAACGCTTGAATATCCGGAAAATTTATAATATTCAGGGTCTACTTTTCTACCATTTATCATAGTAGAATATGCCAATGACTGACGTATAATTACAAAGAATATAATCAAAAGTGCAATAATCTGAAAAAATGATGGATATAAATTAAAACATTTACCATTTGTCTTTAAATAATAAGATATTACTGCAATTAAAAGTGAGAACAATGAAATGAATGATATTATATAGCCAACCGCGGTGGAAAGACCCGGACCTTGTTCATTACCAATCTGAAGTGAACTAAATGCTACTTTTATAAATACACCTACAAATGCTAAAAGAAGTGAAATATTAAAAATATAATATATACTTTTAAATCTCACATCAATATTATCTAGACCTGTTAAAGAATTCATATAATAAATACTATAGATTATATAGTTATTTTTTTATTATTTTAATTTAGTATTTTATAATATAAAGTATTATAAAGTATTATAAAATAAATAATATTATACGTAAATTATAAGTAAGTATATAAACAAATCAAACAAATGAGTGGTATGCAGAACAGGAATGTTTATACAGAACATCCACTAATTGAAAGACAACAGACATATGTATTAGAAAGAAAGCTCGTAACTATACATTCTGAAGACCGAGATGTATGTGCCTGGCCAAATTCGTCTTTTTTTGAAGTAACCCTACCCCAACAACTTACAAATGTGCAGTCTATACGTTTAATTGAGTCTAATTTTCCTTCTGTTAACAATGTGTTTACAAATACAAATCAAAACACTAAAATGACATTTCGTTTAGTTAGTGGTGGTCCATATACTATAACTATAGATGAGGGATTTTATTCACCATTTCAACTTGCAAATGAGTTGACAAATAAAATGAACCAAGCGGTTAATTCAGTATATAACGAGTTTGTCGTAATATATCACGAAGTAAATCAAAAAATATGGTTTGGAAACAAGAGTGAACCATTTACACTTTTATTTAATACTACAGAAAACTATTCGGTAACCAGCAACACATATGAAAATTGCAAAGTATTGCCACCAAATGAATTATCGGTATGTATGAGCACAAAATGGGGACTTCCTTATTATTTAGGATTTAATAGAGAAGACTACGATATTCCCGCTTCTACAACCCAAAGTTTAAATTATGAATATAAAAAAGCGACAGATCCCGAGTATACCTGGCTTCAGGTAGTAGCACCAGGAACAGGTTACTATATCGTCGCACCAAATGTAGTTAGTATATTTGGAGAAACCGCATTTTATATGGATTTGTTTAAATACAATGATATGGACGAATTAATGCCTTATCCACGTAGAACAAATGCATCAGCGGATAATAGTTATGGTGGAAGAGTTAACAACGCATTTGCAAAGATTTCAATTCTAGGTATTCCTGTTTCGCAGTATTTTGATTCTCGAAATAGTATGTTGCAAAACATGTCGCAGTTTTTTCCGCCATTAGAACGTCTTTCTAAAATAAAAATTCGTTTTCGTTATCATGACGGGCGACTAGTCGACTTTAGCAACTGCGATTTTAATTTTACACTGGAGTTTGATTTATATCGTGACGAAATGGCGCGTGACTTACGTTTGCGTGTTCCTGCGCAATATCGGATGTAAGACAACACGAAATGATATGAATATATATTATGGTTCATATCATTTTTATATTATTATTTTTTATATTATTATTTAAGTTAACTGAGAAACTGCTTCAGAGTTAGCTTCATCAGGGTTTACTTCTTTATTTTTATTTTTATTTTTACGTGTTCTTTGGCGCTTTTTACGTTCACCACCAGTATTGTTATTATTTTTGGAAATCGTTTGCTTTGCTTTTGCGCGTGACTTGCGTTTTTTACCACCATCAAAATCAAGACTTCCTAAGTCACCCCGAGGTGTAGCCTCAGCAGCACCAGGCATTGGTAATGGCGATGATGTTGACTCTGTTTTTGCTGGAGGGGGTGCACCAAATGCGAGAGGGGGAGGAGCCATATTGGGTTTTTCATCGTTACCGCTATCGCCATCGCTATCCGATTCACTTGAAGATGATGTAGCAGGTTTAGGGGGAGCAGCAACAGGTGGAGGGGGTGGAGGTGGAATATTTTCAGGTTTTTCATCTGACTTTTTTTCTACATCCGACGACGACGACTTAGTTGGTTCGGGAGGTGGTGGAGGTAAATTTTTAAGCTTAATTTTAAGCTCTTTTACACTATTTACCTTAGCATTTAAGTCTTCTACCCCCTTGGCAATAGAATTATATAAATCATTTATTTTATTTGTTATTTCTTTTTGTTCGGTGCTCTCTTTCAAATCATTAACTGATCCAAATAATTTTTTAAAAAATGCCATTTTATATTTATAGGTTAAGATTATATAGTTATTCTATGAAATATAAGTTACTATATGATATTCTATATATATTAAAATATAAAAAAATATTATAGTATTATGATTTCTTTACAAGATACTATTCTACTAAATTTTAATATTATGCGTAGTTTCAATCCATTGAATCAAAATATCTAATGAACAAGTTTTATAATCTTCTTTAAATCCCTTAATTTTTAAAAATGACGGATTTTTCATTTCGGCAGTTTTATAAAATATATAGTCACCAAATCTTCCATTTCGAATACTCAAGTCTTTTGTTATAAAACGAACCATTCCCTTAGATGCAATCGTTTCTTTAACTTTTGTAGCGGTGTTTGTATTTTCATCCCGGTTCGCATCCGCATCCGCATCCGCATCCGCATCCGCATCCGCATCCACACAAACAAGCGACGCCTCTATTATTTTAACTATTTCGTGATATGTTATAGTTTCCGGATTTTTACTTTTTGGGAATATCCCCGACAACGACTTTTTATTTTCACCCCATACAAAATATAAACCATATTTCCCCTTCTTAATGACTATATCTACGCCATCATATACACCTAAATGCATTCCGCCAGTTTCAATCGTCCCTTTCTCATTTACGATTTGTTCAAGGGTATACTCTCCTCTTTTCAGTCGTGCAATATCAACATCTTTTTTCACACTTTTATAGGAAGTCAGCTTTTTTCCATTTTCACCCTGGGTGATACATTTGATCGCTGGTCCTTTACTTGTAATCACATACGTATGGATATCATCAATCACTACGCTATCTTTTTGAATATTTTTATCTTTTAGTTCACGAGTCAAGTCTGTAACCTGGCTCATACAATATGTGCAAATATCTTTATAATGTAATTCACCCTTTGCAACTTTGTCTAAATCATCTTCCATACGTTTTGTAAAATCATACTCAAATAAACTATTAAAATGTGTAACGAGGAAATCAATGACTATTTTACCAAGAGGCTGCAATACTAGTTTATTTTTTTCACCCCCAAATTCGCGTTCTGTCTGCAACTCTTGCAACTCATCCGGCAATAATTCAAAATCGACGCATTTCATTTTTCTACCCTTGACATCTTCTTTCATAACATAACCGCGCTTTTGTATTTTCTCAATAAGCGACGAGAACGTAGATGGTCTGCCTATTCCGCGTTCCTCCAATAGTTTAATAAGACCAGCTTCCGTATAGTGCGACTTTAACTCAATCATAGTCGATGTCGCTTTTATTTTATTATACTGCAAAATACTATTCTTTTTTATGTTTTGTAAATACTGGTAATGGGGGTTCTCTTTTTCATAGCCATCCACTATTTTCCATCCGGGAAATTCTACAAGTTCGGTCGTAAAGCGATACTCATTTTCATTTGTCTCAGTTGTTGGTGCAGTAATTGTCGCAGTTAAAGAGGAGCATGTAGCATTTGACATACAGCTTTCCATTGCATTGATCCATATTAACTTATACAATTTTTGTTCACGCGCAGTAAACGAGTCCGGGATAGATGCAACTTCAATTTTTGTAGGACGGATTGCTTCATGTGCTTCTTGCGCTTTTACGGGTGGGAGTGCTGCCGCCGCCGCCGCCTTCTTCGATGTTTTTGGTGGCGTCGTCGTCGCTATAGCCCCGATCACTAGTCGGTTAATATCCGGATGCACGTATTTTTCATCCCATGTCGAAATAATATGTTTCTTCATTTTATCCACAAACTCGGCACTATATGTCTTGGAATCTGTTCTCATATAGGTTATATACGAATTCTCGTATAGTTTCTGGCAAATCGACATTGTTTCTGATGGCGAATAATGCATTTCACTACTGGCTTTCTGTTGTAAAAGACTAGTCGTAAAAGGGGTAGGTGGTGTTTTCGAAACTTTTTTCGGCGATAGTAAGTTAAACTGGTGCTCATGATTTGCACTTTCTTCGAGGAATGACTCCACGACTTGTTTCGCATCAAATTGGCGTGTAAGTGTAAACTGCAAATTTATTTTCGTAAAATAACCTACTATATTGTATACCATTTTACCCGGAGATGCTTCGATTTCGCGCTGATTATCATAGACAAGTCGAAGCGCAGGAGATTGACACCGACCAGCAGATAAACTATTCTGAACACTCGATGCAATATGCTTCCATAACATCGGGGAAATATTATAGCCCACGAGTAAGTCAAGTGCTTGGCGTGCGAATTGCGCCTGGACCAAATCCATATTTAATATACCTGGGTTTTGTATTGCTTTGTCAATAGCCTGCTTCGTTATTTCATGAAACACGATACGTGGTGTAGTATCAAGAGGAAGTTTAAATGTATCGCAAACATGCCACCCAATTGCCTCGCCTTCGCGGTCGTCGTCAGTTGCAATAATTACACCACCCGTGCACGTCGCTATTTCTGCACGAATACGCTGAATTTGTTTTGTTTTTTCATCCATTAGCGTAAAATGCAAAGCAAAGTCTTTTTTTGTGTCAATAGATGTGAGACCATCAAGCGTGCGAAAGTGACCAAACGTGGCGACACATTTATATCCAGGACCAAGATATGATTCTATTTTTGCACACTTTGCGGGAGACTCGACAAGAACAAGCTTTGCACCCGGAAAACCAGTTTTTGATTTTTTTAGAATGCTCATTTATAAACTAATATAGGTAAGTGGGTATTATTTATGTCGTTTGTATATTATAAATAATACTCGGAATATCAGTTCAATTTATTTTATTGCTTATTTGCGGTGTTGTTGGCGTTGGAAGTTACAATATGTGTCTGCATCTGCGTCTTCTTAAACTCTGACCATGAAATCTTCTTGGGAGGCAACACTGGTGCTGCTTTTGAATGTTTGTCCTTGTTTTTATCAGAATGATCCCGCGCACTATTAATATGGTCTGCTTTCTTAAGTGCACTATCGATATAAATACTTTTGAGTAGTTTTCCAACTTCGAATGAACCGCTATGCTGGTCGAGCTTTCCATCTTCGATAAGTTTAAGAACATGCAACAACTGAAAAAGAATATTCAAATCGATTTCATCCTTTTTCACTTTATTAAAGATATCTGTATAGTTGTTAAAAAGAAATGAACACCTTGAAACACATATAGTATCAAATTGTTGAGGATTGCTTTTAGCAAGTCTTTGATATTCATGTTTAAGTTTAATTAATGTAAGAATGTCATCTTTAAGTGGCTGACTATGCTTTAGTTCGCGGATATCTTTTGTATTATCTGCGACATCATTTGCACGAATAAGTTTATCTAGTTGTAAACGTTCTTGGGGGTTCATTTGTATATTATATTTACTATATATTATTTATATTATATTTGCGCAATATTATTATTACTATTATATTGCGCAACTAAAATAAAAATCTTTAATTAAATATATATAATATATATAATATATAAAATTAAAAATGGCAAAACGGACTATTCGAAGAAGAGCGCGTAAAAATAGAACGATTCGTAAAGTAATGAGAGGATGCAATCGTCGAAGGATGAAAAAAGGAGGAGCAACAGCAACAATACCAGTTACAACATACGCAAGTTCAACACCAGCATCAACAAATGCTATTACAAATAACACTAAAGCAACAGCAGATGCATTTGAACTTTCCAAAAATACAGCTCCACTAATACCCCCAGCTACACAACCAACTATGGGTCAAGGTATTTCTAATACCCCTGCTAATGCTAATGCTAATGCTCCTGCTCCTGCTACTGCTAAGGGTATGCAAGGTGGTGCAAGAACAAGACATCATAGAAGAAGACTAAGGTATAAAAAAAGTATGGCACGGAAAAGTAGACGCGCATAAGCGTCGCATACTAAATAATAATTTCACTTTGTTATAAATAAATAAAATATACTATAATAATATATTCTCAACATAAAGCAAATTATAGAACAAAATAATATTATTATAGTGTAACATGAAGTTATCCGATTTATTATTATCAATATTTATTGTATCGGTATTTATTGGACTATATGTTGCAAATATTTTAGCAATCGGTAAGAAAAATGTTCAAGACAACTGGGCATTGTATCGTTGCAGCCCTATGGTAATGCCACTGGCAAGTATGTTTGGACACGATACTATGAAAAATTTTTCATATTGTATACAAAATATGCAATCAAACTTTATGGCTCCTTTGCTTACACCTTCTAACTATTCTAATGCACTCAGTGCTTCAGCTTTGGGTTCACTGAACCAAGGTAGCAAAAACTCTACGGGTATGCTTGGAAGTTTAAGAGGAATGTCAGGTAATAATATTATGGGAATGTTTAATATATTTGGTAATATATCATTGCTTATGGGTCTTATGGTAAATAAAGTAAAGGACATAATGAGTAAACTTGGAGGTGTATTCTTTGCAACATTCTCGCTTATGCAAGGTGCTGCATATACTACCGAGTCAACATGGAATGCAGTGCCAGGAAGATTAGTAAATTTATTTGTGAATGCTAAATAAGCGCCGTGATAGTATAAAATAAAATTAAAAAAAGAATATAGTCTATATTTTAATACAAATTTATTCATTTATTATATACATTAATATCAGTATCCTGTATATAATATTTATAACTAACTACAACTAAAACATTATTTAAAAATACAACTATTATAAATTATGGCAGAACCAAATAATCTTGAACCTGAAACTGAATCCCAATCCCAATCACAAACATCAACCGATTCACAAGAAATAAAAGTATATGACATTGGGGGTCTTTATAGAAAATTTATGAATACTCCTTTAACAAAGACATTAAATAAACTATATGAAAAGACAACGTATTTAGATAGATATGGTGGATCTCTTGTTATTGCGGTATTTACTATTATAGGTGTTTCTTTGTTTTTCTCCTATTCTTATTTAAAAAATCATTCAGATGTAATCAAAAATAACTGGCAGCAAAATAGATGTAATCCACTTTATATCCCATTTGCAGGAATGATTATTAACCCTAAAAATATGAGTAAACATGAATATGCTACAAGTAATTTTTTCCATTGTTTTGGTATTTTACTAAAAGATATCGTCGAGGTGGCTTTAGCACCAATTGAAGCTGCTTCGATATTAATAGCTGCAAGCATTTCACTCATAGTTGGAACTATGAATAGCTTAATGGGTGCTATTTTATATTTAAGAAATGCGCTTGCAAGTGGGTTTGGGTTACTAGGAAATCATTCTTTGAATGCATTGACACTAATAACAAAGTTGTCACTACTTACTTCAAATTCATTTAATCAAAGTCAAGGTATACTTGTAACTATAATGTATATCTTTTTTACTGCATATGATATGTTAGCTTCTTTCTTTTTTATTCTTATTATTGCTGCTCTTGTATTTTTAGCAGCAGCATTAGCAGCAATGATAGCCGCATGGTTATTATACGTTATATTTTCGGCTATACCAATCATTGGATGGATCTTGGGTCCAATATTTTTATTTGTTGCCATTGGTTTAACATTGGCATATGTTGTTGTTCTAATTATGGTAATAGTAGTTATTGTTTTTACTGTATCAGTAATAAAGAAAACTTCATAGTAAATATGAAAATAAGTAAATATATTCTATTTATTTAGGAATTATTATATGAATTATTATATG